GAAAGCCAAGACTTAACCCATGCCGCATTATTGCTATTGGCGCATTGGTTTACTAACCGTGAGGCCGTATCAACTGTGCAAATGGTTGAAGTCCCCGCGGCATTTGAAAGCCTGATCTTCGAATTTAGAGACTTGGCAATAGGATAAGCTATGGCAAGCGGCAAGCTACGGCATTTAATCGATGTTTTTACATCGCAAAAGCAGCAAGACCCACTAACGGGCGAAATGAAAAAGAATTGGGTGCCAGCATTTAAAACCATGGCCGATTTTATGCCGCTTTCAGTGAAAGACTTTATTGCTGCATCCGCTGCACAGTCGCAAATTTCAGGCAAGTTTGAAATGCACTTTAGGCCAGAATTCCCAACTGAGTTTCGCATTCGCCACGCAGGCAAGATTTATAAACCGGAAGGCGTTTTACCTGATAGCCAATCAGGCCATCAACGGATAATCATTCCGGTGTCAGAAACTAATGATGTTTTAGTAGGTTAACCATGAATACACCTCACATTTTCACCATTGAAAATACCAGTGAAATAGGTAAACCCGTCGAGGTGTTTTTAAATGGTAAAAAAGTGGACCACTGTGTTTATGCCGATACTAAAAAAGGCAAGGTGGTGTTTTGTCCTCAGCCACTTAAAGTCCATAAACATAAAAAGAAAGTGATCTGCAAAACGCGTTACGGCCGCGTCACAGTTGAGTACCTAAACAGCCAAAGCAAAGTAGGTTAACCATGGCAGCAATCAAATTTGAGCTAATCGGGTTAAAAGAAGTCCGAAAAAAAATGGCAAAAGTCACCAGAACAATACTGGATGACGGCACCCGTCACGCACTTAGCCAAGCCGCAGAATTAGTCAAAAAAGCTGCCCAAGAAAACGCCCTTAAAATTGACGATCCAAAAACAGGTCGCCGCATCCGCGACAACATTATTTTGCAATTTGGTAGCCGTAAGTTTTTACGCGACGGCCTAATTATGTATCGAATTGGCGTAACCACTCCAAGAGGGCGTATTCCAACCCCAAACGAAGATGAAGGCTCAAAAGGCAGCACTCCACACTGGCATTTAGTTGAACTCGGTACTGAGCGTTCCCAAGCAAAACCTTTTATGCGCCCAGCGCTGGCCAACAACATTAACCCAGTCATCGACAAAGTGATCACTGAGCTTGAAAAAGAACTCGATAAGGCACTTTCAGAATGAGCACAGCACCTATTTTTGTGGTTTGCAGTAATAGCCCAGAGGTCACCGTGCTACTGGGCACTAACCCAGTAAGGCTTTATCCGTTTGGGCAAGCAGAACAAAACGAGCCAAAGCCCTATGCCGTTTGGCAAGTGATTGGCGGTAGCCCTGAAAACTATTTAGCCGGAAGGCCAGATACCGATGCATTTACCCTGCAGGTAGATGTATATGCCGACTCAGGCAGCACAGCCTCAGCGGTGGGTGATGCCATTCGTTACGCCATTGAGCTTGATGCCTATACCACCAATTACAACGGTGATGACCGAGACAAAGAAACAGGCAATTACCGCCACAGCTTTGATATTGATTGGCTAGTTACCCGTTAGCCTTATAAAAAAGGGATCATCATTTCGATGATCCCTTTGAAAAGTGCTGGGTATCTGTTAGTTGATCACTCTTGTTTTTTTAGTCGTTCAATCGCTTGCTCTATCTGCAACTTGATAGCCTCAAGCTCAGCAATAGCAGGGTTTTGTGATTTATTAATATTAATGCGTTTTCGGTTAGCGTTGTCGCTTATAGCAGTGGTTGTGAGCCGATAGACGATTTCAGCATTCATTGATCGTCCGTGTATAGCTGCCATTTCTGAAATATGGCTTTTTAGTTCTTCAGGCATTCTTAGCCCAAATGGTGCGATGTTACTTGCGCCCTTCATAGCAAACCTGTTAATAAAAAATGATTTAATGTGGGATGCAGAGCATCTGCTGTATGCCGCCTTTTGAAGGCATATTCATATGAATACACCCATATTTATCACCTTTTCAAACTATTTAATCGCTTAACCTCAAGCTCTAAAGCGTCTAAACGTAAATTAATTGATGTTAAATCAGGTGATTTAACGCTTTGGTTTTGATCAACCCATGCTGAAAGTGCTGCCACCATTTCTGAATTTAAAGAGCGTGAATTTATCTCAGCCAGCTCAGTTAATCGGTCTTTTATTTCTACAGGAAGCCTAAGATTTACTTGAGGGTTTTTGTATTTTCGTTCTGCCATATCTATTTGCATTGATGCTATGCCGCACCACCTACTTTTGAAATTTTAAACATATTAGGTAGGTATATGTTGACTATCAATGCGTACCTAATTAATATGTATGCGTACCAACTACAAAGGAATACAAATGAAAGTAAAAACTTTGCGGATGCCAGAATGGCTTGAGAAGGCAATGGAAGACTTGGCTAAAAAAGGTGATAGAACTTTTAGTAAGGAAGCTGTAAAGGCTTTGCGCGAGTATGCAATAAGAAATGGTGCAAAGTGTCCAGAATAGACGAAGCCCCAACTGTTGGAGCAGTTGAGGCCTCAATGTCAAATAAAACTAACTAGGAATTATCGACATGCAAAGTATAGCAACTGCTGTTACTACTATCAATGTGCCCTTTCATGGCACAAGGCTCTACATCGTAAACCATAATGGTGAGCCATATACTCCTATGAGGCCTATAGTCGAGGGGATGGGGATCACTTGGCAATCTCAGTTAGAAAAGATTAAAAACCGCTTTTCTAAAGGTGTAACGGAAATCGTTATACCTTCTGCTGGTGGATCTCAATCAATGACTTGCCTCGCTCTGCGTAAACTTAACGGCTGGCTGCAAACCATCAGCCCAAACAAAGTTAAGCCTGAGATTCGCGAGCGGGTTATTCAGTATCAAGAAGAGTGTGACGATGTGCTTTATGAATACTGGACAAAAGGCGAAGTTAAAAATCCACGCAAAGCCACCCAGTCACAGCAAGGTAAAATTACGCTAGAGCAGCAAACAGCCATAAAGCAGTTAGTCATGTACCGTGGTAAATCGCTACCGAAAGACAAGCAGGCTAAAGCGATTATTACCATGTGGTCGGCGCTAAAGTCTCACTTTGGCACCACCTACAAGCAAATAGCGGAAGATCAATTTACTGAGGCATTATCGCTAGCCGCCCGTGTGCCGCTAGACGGCGAGTTTATCCCCGCTGCCCCTGCAATCGCGCCACAACCTTTGCTTAATGAGTACGATATTCACAATATCAAAGGGCTTTGCACTCATATGGACTATTTGAAAAAGTACTTTGATGAATACAAGCTATATGAGGTGTTTACTATGCTTGGCTCACGGGCTGGCACCCAGATGATTGATCATATGCGTGACGGCGTGTGTTTTGCCGCTACCGTACGTAATAAAATAAACGAACTCGATTGTAAGGGGTTGAGCAGCACGATTGCCTAGTTAGCCCAAAGGCCTTATCCTGCTATAACAATCCGAAAAACCCTCTATTTAAAACAAAGCCTCTGCACCTGCAGGGGCTTTTTTGTATCTGCCGCAAGGCTATTGTTAGGAGCAACAACATGAGTATGAAAACGCAGGGCACCCAGCTCTATGCACTAGATCCGGCAGATGATTCTGTTTTAGCCGTCATCGCCGTGACAAGTATCGACGGGATTGATAGCCCAGTTGACCCAATCGAAACCACTCCGCTTGAAGCTGATGCCCGTGAGTTTGTGGCAGGTCTAAAATCACCTGGTGCAGCCACTTTTGGTATTAACGTAGACCCTAAGCAACCCGGGCACTTACGTTTGCATCAACTTAAAACCGCAGGCACCACCATTAAATGGGCGCTTGGCTGGTCAGACGCCAAAGGCACTCCGCCAACAGTCACCGCAAAAGACTTTGTATTGCCAACCACGCGCACATGGATCACCTTCGATGGCTTTATGACGGCCTATCCGTTTGCCTTTGCGCAAAACGATGTGGTTAAAAGTACTATCGGCATTCAAGTGTCTGGCGATCCTGTGCTTATCCCTGCATCAACAACGCCTTAATTTTGGTTAAACCATCCGCAAAGCCCACCTAAGCCGTGGGCTTTTTGCTTTTTATCTTAATTAACTTAATCCTAAGGAATAATCATGGAATTAAGTGTTGCAAGCCTTATTCAGTCTGGTTCTTATTCTCCCGCTAAACCAGAACGCCGCGAAATTTCGTGGACAACGCCAAATGGCGAAACCCATAAAGCTATCGTCTTTATCCGTAAAGAGTCTTTCGCTACCGCGCAAGCCGAAGCCAGCAACTACAATCGTGGCGTCGACTGGTTAACCTCGCGCATTGTTGCCAGTGTGGTTGATGAGCAGGGCAAGCCCCTGTTTGAGATTGACGACATTCTTGGCAATGAAGCCCATGGCCCGATTTGCGACTCGTTAGGGTTTGCCTTAATTGGCGCCATTAACGAGGTTAACGGCATTGGGTTAAAGCCAGACCCAAAAACCTTACCGCCGACCACGAATTCTGGCACGAGCTCGTGCTCGCAGGAGTCGGCGGACGAACCATCGAAGAAGCCCAGCAAAACCTCACGCATCGAGAAGTCATCGACTGGATCGCCTACCGAGCAAAGTTCGGCCCCTTAAGCATTCAAGCGCGGCAAGAGCGCATTGCCGCAGCACAAATGCATCACATCAACACCATTCACGGCGGCAAAGCCAAGTTTGAAGATTTTATGATCTTCAGCCAGTTAGACGAGGCAGCTCAGCCAGAAGCCACCGTTGACGATGTATTAATGATGCTCAAAGCCAGCGCGATTAAAAAGCAAACCGATTAACAGCAATAAGGCCAAGGACGGCCACCAAGCCAACAGTAAAACCACGCCGTAAAACTAAGCAGGAACGCCCATGGGAAACCGCTCATTAAGCAATTTAACCCTCAATTTAATTGCCGAAACAGGCAGTTTTAACGTAGGGATGGAGTCAGCCGAGCGCAGTATCGACAAAGTCGAACGCGCTGCCATGAAGCAAAAAAACGCCTTGGTTAAGCTGATGGGCCAAATCGATCCCTTGGTATCTGAATATGCCAAGCTCGATAAAATGGAGCGCCAGCTTGAGCGGCACCGTGCCGAAGGGCGATTGGACGGCAGCGAATATGCGCTTTACTCAAAACGCTTAGCTCAAATGCGTTCAGAGTATGGTAAGGCTAGTTCTGCCTCTGGGCTATTGCAGGCTTCTCAACAGAAAGAACAAGCCGAACTTCAAGGTTTATTACGTCAATTAGATCCTGTTTCGGTAAAATTGGCCGAAGTAGAACGCCATAGTAAGCTGCTTAACGCTGCATTTGCATCTGGTAGTCTAGATAAAGGCCAATATGACAAAGCAATCTCCAAATTAAACCAGATGCGTTCAGCTATTGATGGCACCACTGAGGCGCAATTAAGGGCTGAGGCAGCAGCAAAGCAACAACAGTTAGATCTACAACGGCTTCAACAAAAGCTGAACCCCGCAATTTCCAAAATAAAAGAACTAGATAGAGAAATAAAAGAGCTAGATAAATCTCAAGAACTGCTTAAAGATAGTGCTGTAAAAGGACTTATCGACCCAAAAGAATATTATGATTACTCAAAACGCTTAGCCCAAATGCGCAGTGAATTGGGTAAAGCTGGGGTTGAGTACGAAAAAACTGGTATGTCAGCCAAGCAAATGGCCTTTGCCACTCGAGGCTTGCCTGCGCAGTTCACCGATATCGCGGTTTCCTTGCAAGCTGGTCAAAACCCGATGACGGTATTCTTGCAGCAGGGCGGACAGCTTAAGGATATGTTTGGCGGTGTTGGCCCAGCGGCTAAAGCCATGGGCGGCTATATTATGGGGTTAATCAACCCATTTACCGTTGCTGCTACCGCCGCGGGTGTGATGGCATTGGCCTACTACCAAGGCAGTATCGAGGCCGATAGGCTACGCAATGCGCTGATATTAACGGGTAACTCAGCGGGGACTAACGCAGATAACTTAATGGA